ATAGTTTTTCACCTTTATCCATTAATATAATATTTTTAAGAGACTCTTTAATTGCCTCTTCATCTGTTTTAAGTGCAAGATCATTAGAAAATGGATTTGTAGTCAGATCTTTGTGAAAATCTGCGTATACTGTTTCTATTTTTCTTGTTCTTGGTGTGATTCTAGTCTGAGGTATTATTGCCATTTATCCGTTCCAACTTCTTGTGGGGCCTCTATCTATATGCACAAAATTACTTTTTCTATATATACCAATACCATTAAATCCAACTGACTTTGCAACTTCTATAAACACATCTAAATTATTCGGCCAACCAGCCCATGTCACATCGAAAGCTTTTCCTTGGATGTGTTGACTAGTCTTTGCTACACCACTTGTTCTTTTACTAAGACAGTAGTTATATTTGGGGCTTCTATATGCGCTATTTATTGTAATCTGATTAACTCCAGTTTGTTTAGAAAATTCTTTATAAACTCTCATTAGAAGTATTTTTGATGTAAGAAATACGTCAGTATCCAATTCCCATCCTTCTGATCCCATACCACCAGCACAACCTTCACCTGGTGGCTTTATCCAGTTACCAGCAAATGTTACTCTACTATCACCTTTGCCATTATTCCACCCAGGTAAATCATCTTTTTCAGGTCCTGTAATCAATGGTTGATTACCGCTTGCAGTTTCTAATGCAGCACCTCGTTCAATGGCCGCAGCAATTTCAGCTTCATCAAATCTTTTAGCACCAGAGTTGACAGCATCAATTGTATTAACAGATGAATTTGTTTTTAATATATTTCCAGCATACACATATTTATTTGAAAAATCTTCAAGCGGTGATTTAATACCATTAATAATATCTTCGACTTGAGTAATGAATGAACAAAATCTATAGATTAAAAACTGTATTTCTTCAATTTTAGGATCTTTAAAAATGTTTGTTGCATACGAAATAAGACCTTCAATTTTTTTCTTAAAGTTCTCTACATTTATTGATTCAAAAAATTTCATGGCTTTTGATTTTAGTAGAAAGAATTTATTTGCTATTTTATTATGAAAGAATTTATTTACATCAGAAATAAGTTCGTCTATAGAAAAGTTTTCAATAATACTTTTTACCTTTTCTATTGTATTCTCAATAACTGACATTATTTTATCTTTAAGACTAGTTAGTAATGCAGCCAAACTAAAATTTTGGATTTTATTGACAATATCTGTAATTTTATTTGCAAAGTTTCTAATAGCTGTAAAGAAACCTGCGACGGCACCAAAAATAGATGGAGCTAATTCGCAAAATGTACCCATCGTACTTTTGGAAAATCTACCATTAATATGTGAATTGTAAAGTTTTAATACAGTTTTAGGACTTGATGTTATTGCACTTTGTATTGTAATAGGATTATAACCAATATCTTCCATAAAATCAATATATTCTATTGTAGTAATCGCAACACCTTTAGATATTCTATCATTAACCAATGGATAATTCACAGGTAAATTTAAATTAGTATTTGTACTCGATGCTAAAAGAAAATTATTAAATGCTATTAAGCCCTGGTTGAATGTATCTTGTGTGTATAAATCTATATAATTATTAGAACTAATCCTATTTACTGCACTTTTCTCGAAATCTGCTTGTAATTTATCTAATTGATATATTTGTATTGTGGGTGAATAAGCAAATCCATCTGTGCTAATTAAAGAAGCAGTATTTCTTGATTCGGTAGTATCTTTACATATTTCTGCCATGATTTTAATCCTTAACTAATCCCGCGCTCTTTTAAGAGGCGTTCATATCTTGCTCTATCTTTATCTATATTCATTGTGTAAGTCTGTCCTGTTCTTGTTCCTGCTACGGCCGCACGAATATCACCGACAGGGTCACCTGTTCTTCTGACTCTATCTTTTAGATATGCTGCGGTAACTGAAGCTGCAACTTGTCTGTCGGTATTAACAAGAGAAGGATTAGCAACAATATTATATCCAGTTAATTTGGCATATCTGTCATAATTAGCTCTGAATGTCAATTGTATAAGTCCGCGGCCTCTATAATTATATCCATCATTATTTCCAGAACCATTGCCATTCTGGCCGCCATAAACATAATTAAAGAATTCTGTATCATTACTTTTAAGTGCAGTTAACTCTGTATCGGAAAGTGATGATGTACGAGAGAATATAGATCTAATTCGTTCATTAGAAGTACCTGAATAACTTGTTTCAGTTGCGGTAAAGGCACCATTTGATTCACCGCCAATAATCGCAAGTGCCGCAGTTATTTCGTTTTCGCTGAAACCTTGCGCGCGAAGCGCTTCTTCAATATCAGCATAATCTCCGGCAACATAATTACCTTCTACTGGAGTATCAGATGTTTTATTACCGTCAGTTACTCCATCGTCTTGTGATACATAACCACCACTGCCAGATAGTGAAGGACTTTTATAACCACCATTTCCAAACCCGGCACCACCACCGTTCCCGTTACCGCTAGACTTTGCCGCCGGTTCTGGTAATTCGGTAGATTCTGCAGGTGAAGCCGCTACGGCATCATCTGCCGCAATCGGAGTTCCAGCCATTCCGTTAGCAAGTTGAACAATATCATCAATAGCTACAGTCGATGCATTGATGCTTACAAGCTGTCCCCCGCCAGCGATTACGTGATCTGCTTTGAGGCTTAAATTGCCGGAAGAATCTATTGATATCTCAGAAGATTTTATATTTGAAGTACCTGATCCTTGGATGAATAAGTTATCGCCTTTGATATTAATATCTTCTACTGCTTCTTGGAATATACCTTGACCAGATTTAATGTTTATCAATTCACCAGACTGTATATTAATCTTTTTAGCAGACCTTAAGTTAATGCCTTCTATATTTGATTCAATTCTAATTTTACCTGCACGGGCCTGAATTTCATCCCCGGCATTTAAATTCAATTGGCCCGCAACTGATAGTTCATAGTTTCCATGAACTACTTGTCTCATATCACCAGTTACATCTTGAGTAAAATTTCCATCTACGTTAAAAACTGCGTCACCTTCTACCTTTATAACTTGTCCGGCTTTTGCAATAATAACTATATTTGCTTCTGAAATAAGCCACAAATCATTCACTGATTTTAAAACTGTTACTCCATTTTGATGCATTTCTAAAAATTGACCTTCGCTGTGTCCTAATCTAACTCTTGCTGCGGATGGTGAATCATCCATCTCAAAACAGTGACCGCCCGCGGTTTCTGTTACTCTGTTAAAGGGATAAACTGGTTGCGCGCCGGGCGCGGGCTCTTCAATAATAAAATCTTCTTCTATCGCTGATAGATCAGCACTGACTCTAGTGACTTCCTGCATCAACACGTCAGTTTTGTGTAGCTCTTCTCCTCTAGCTTTTCTTGAGTTTTGAGGCTGTCCGTAGTCTACTGCTCTTGAACCCTGAGATTGGAGATCTACATTTTCTGCAGGAATAGCACCCCAGCCATTTACTTCAGGATCAATTAAACTAGTCATTTGAGTTGGTATTAAACCAAGTATCATTGGTTGTTGTGCATCACGGCCATCTAAAAAAAATCCGAACACCCATGAATTAAGCGGCGGGATTGGATAATTTGGATCATAGTTCCCTGATATACATATTGCCCAAGGTAAGTTTGTAGTTTCAACTTCTTTATTGGTACCGTGAACACCAAATGCTCTTACTTGAACACGACCTTCTTTTCTTGGATCATTTCTGTTTTCTACAACACCAACAAACCATAAAGGATTTTTAATGCCTACGCCAGTATCTTCAAACATTAATCTTCTCTCCAATCAAATTTAGTTAACATCATAGAAACTTCGTATACTTCTTTATTAAATGTGTGAGTGCAATCGTGAACTAAATAATTACCAGCTAATTTAGAATCAGTCTTATTTTCGCCGGGTGTTATTTCTGGTATTTTTAATTTCACAACATCGCCAGCCTTTAAATCTAGCCTTCCATGTGCTTTCACATAGATTTTATTTCTATAAAGCATATAGCGGTATGTAGTTCGTCTAGAAACAATTTCTGGGAGATATTGATCACTTCTAATAGTAGTTGGTCCATCCCCAGCAGATTGATAATCTTTAAAAACTAAATAGCGTCTTTCATTTTCATCAGTAAAAACTCTATTGATAAAATTATCACCGTGAGTATCTTCAATATTTTTATTGCCGAAATTAAGACTAGCAAATTCAGTTTTACTATCTTCATATGAATATCTATTATTAGTTACAGTTTTATTTACAAAATCTACGACTATAGGATTATTACGATAAGCACCACTTAACAAATCTGCAACAGTATTAATACGATCTGTATTCTTAAGTTCTATTAAATTTCGTAATTGTACTTCAAGATCAAATGATATTCTATTATTTGAACTACTTATTTCCATAGGATTTGAATATGGTGTGTAAGTAAATTCTTTTATATTATTTAAACGGATTGCTTCTGCAATCAACCATTCATCAGGAACAAAATAGAATGATTCAGAATTTTCAAAGAATCTAAATGTACACGATGGTGATAAATTACTATATGCTCTATTTGCAAGAAATTTTAAAGCCTGAGGCGGCATATAATTAGGTATTACGCAATAAAAATCACCTTCAGTTCTTTCTATTGCTATAGGTTTTGTGTTTGGACTATAATTTGCATCAAATATTTCTTTAACTGTATTTGAAATAAGACCATCAAATGCTTTAATTATTTTTCTAGTACCTGCATTCCATCTCATATATGAAACAAATCCCATATCATAAAAAATGATATCATTTGCTTCTTTTGTAACAACATTCTTTATTTTATACACCAGAAGATCAAATATTTTCTTGTTTTTTAGAATATCTTCTACTTCAATAAAAAGTCTCTCTTCACCTCTTAATGGTAATTTCTCTAATAATCCAACGCCGTCTGCTACACTTACATAGCCTCGTATAGAATCATTTTCAAGTGACTCTTGTATTTCTATTTTATGTATAATAGCAGATATATCTATACGAGCAGTGCTGCCGTATGGTGAAATATATGCTGCTATAAGTTTATAGTAACCCGGAAGTAGAAATTCTTGATCAGACATAAATTATTAATCTCTCATTAATCTTTTAAGATCTTTTTCAACAACTGGTAAGTATTGTTTATCAACCAAAAGAATATTTCGTTTATTTTCATTCATTTCATATTCATAATCATAGAGTCTTGTAGGGATCCATTCTTGTGGGATAATTTGTCTTATAACAATTCGTCTACCTTTTTCGGTTCTTAGAATGATATTATCTTCTTTTCTAAGATATATAGTTCTAAAACTTTCCGGATTTAAAATAAGTCTATCTATTGCCATTTGTTTATACCAACTTTGAGTAATAAGCTATATTTTCTAGTATATTTTCATTTTTTAACCAATCAATAACAGCATAGCCTTTTTGTCCTGATTGTTCCTCATATTTTTTAATTAGATATTTATGAAAATCATCATCTTTTAATGGCCACTCATAATATGGATCTGTAATCTTATTAGCAAGAAGTACTAGCCAAGTATAGTCGGTGGAACCATAATAATAGTATGCAATATCTTCGGGGCGATCTTCATCTGTTATTGTGTATGGTAAAAACAGATAAGGATTTGAAAGTGAAGATGTTATTAATCTATTTCTGCGGGAAATATCTCGCACTTGATAACCATTATAGTTAATTATTGGTAATTGATCAAAATAGTTTGACATTTAATAATCCTCTTTTTTCTTCTTCAATTCTGGCGATCGCGATTATTTAAAGAATTTATAGTCCTAGTATCAATTGTCCGACCTTCACCACCATAATCTTCCGCTGTATGAATATCCATTTCTTTCAGAGTCATAGACATGTTGACTACAGCTGGTTTGCCGCCTCTCATAATTGCCATGCCTTGAGGTGTATAATTAAAATTGAAGTTTTCTATCATACATGTTTTATAGCGTGTAAAATATTCTTCTTGTAATCCAAAAAAGTATATATCAACAGTACTAGGGTAACTTAAAATTGCTCTCTTTAATGGCCCTAATGCGGCATAACTTGGTAGTGCATTGCGCTTTACCAAATTTGTTATTTTAAGAATTTCATCTGATTCATCTGTAGATCTTGGGGCAAATGTCCAACTAAAGCTATGTGTTTTCATTTCAATTCCTTTGAATTGAAGTGCTTGTTTTGGATTTACAGTAGCACCCGCACCTGCCTCCAACGAACTTGTAAGCTGTCCTGCATCTATTTGTGAACCTATAAAACTACCTGCAGCTGTATCTTGAAGCCTAGAAGCACCTTTACCAGCTTTGCCCGCCTTGCCAGCTCCTCTAGATAAGAAAGCAAGAGTTCCACCAATAGCTGAACCAACCCCCTTTACCATTGTTTGTGTGCTAGGTACTCCCATATTTTCTGCAATTCCACCTAAACTTGGAGTAGCACCCCCATTTAGCATATAACTTGCACTTTGACTTACAGCATCGCCAAATACACCTTGACTAAATTCACCTATATTGACTCTAAATGAATCACTAATTTCTTTAGGCAAAGGTAATAAGAGAGCATTTCCACTTATTTCTTCTATGCTGAAATTATTTTCTGCTACACTGTTTATCCCTCTGGTACCTGGGCTTTGATACTTATACTTTTTAAAGATAAGTAACATTGAA